CTGGGCGTTGAGGCACTTCTGATGCGCCACCGTAGGTGGCACTGATGGCCTGTACAGGATGTGCCGCCCGCCGTGAGTGGCTTAAAAACTGGATGAAAATCGCCTATGAACGAGCAACAGGTAAACGAACTGCTGAAAGCGCTGGAACTACAGACAAAAGCGCAGAAAGACCAGACCGCCGCGATAAACCGCCTGGCGGAATCCAATGAAGCCCTGGCTGCCGTGATTTACCAGTCGATGGTCTCTGATGAGGACGACGACGGGTTACCACCGCAGACCTATCTGAGCGATAAACCCAGGGGTTAAACATGCAGGCAGGCAAACTGAACAAGCGCGTGAAGCTACAGAAGCCTGTGAAAACGCAGAGTCCGGCCACCGGCGCGGTGGTTAATGGCTGGGCTGATGTTGCTGAACTCTGGGCTAACGTTACAGACCTTTCCGCGCGCGATTTTGTGGCCGCACAGGCGGGGCAAAATGAGATCACGACCCGGATCACCATCCGCTGGCGTGAAGATGTCACCGATAAACACCGTATTCTTTACCGCGGACGAGTCTACGACATTCAGGGTGTGCTGGAAGACGATAAAAGTGGTCTGGAATATTTAACACTTCCATGCTCCCGTGGGGTTAATGATGGCTGATGGCATTGATGTTCAGATCACCGGCATTGAGTCGCTGAAGCAGAAACTCAACGAGGTGAATGACGACCTGAAGCGAAAGGGCGGGCGCGCTGCGCTGCGCAAAGCAGGCAACGTTATTGTGAACCAGATTAAGGCGAACGCCCTGCGTCTGGACGATCCGAAAACGGCGCGCAGTATTGCAGATAATGCGGCGCAACGCTGGAATGGAAGGCTGTTTAAGCAAACCGGCAACCTCGGCTTTCGGATTGGTATTCTGCAGGGGGCGAGACTCAAAAAGGATCCCAGCCTGGCCGCAGATGCACCCACACCACACTGGCGTCTGCTGGAGTTTGGTACGGAAAAAATGACACCGAAACCCCTTGTTCGCGCAGCGGCAACCTCCCGCACTCAGGAGGTGATCGCCACGTTCACCACCGAGTATGAAAAAAGCATTGACCGGGCGCTGCGACGAGCGCGCCGAAAAGGAGGCGGATCGTGATTGCTCCCCTGTTTTCTGTGTGCGTGGCCAGTCCGGCAGTGCGGGTGCTGATTGGCGATTCGCCCGTGCGGCTTTACCCGTTCGGACAGCAGGACGATAACGTGATTTATCCCTATGTCGTCTGGCAGAACGTGAACGGCGCACCTGAGAACTATCTCGGCCAGCGCCCGGATGCAGATACCTGGTCACTGCAGGTTGATGTCTGGGCGGATACCCCGGATGAGGTGATTGCTGTGGCCGCCGCGCTGCGTGATGCCATTGAACCCCACGCACATATAACCCGCTGGGGCGGGCAGGAACGAGACCCCGAAACAAAGCGCTATCGCTATTCCTTCGATGTTGACTGGATAGTGAAGCGATAACCCCTCAATACACCGGCCCGGCGCCGGTTTTTTTATGCACGGAGAAAACCATGTCTGTACTGACGCAAGGCACTCAGTTTTTTGTGCTCACCCAGGGCGCGGTAAGTGAAATCGAATGCATCACCAGTTTTTCACCGGGTGGCAACCCGGCGGATCAGATTGAAGACACCTGCCTTTCTGAGCGAAACAGCCGCACCTATAAGGTCGGTCTGCGTACGCCCGGCCAGGCGACGGTGGGTCTGAACGCTGACCCGGAAAACGCCAGCCATATTATGCTGCACAACCTGGCGAACTCGGACGACCACGAAGAACTGACGTTTGCGGTGGGCTGGTCTGACGGCACTGCATCTCCGACGGCAGCCGCCCAGGGTGCAGCAGGTTCAGTGGATGGCCTGACGCTACCGGAAAGCCGCACCTGGTTTATTTTTCGCGGCTATGTCTCTGACTTCCCGTTTGACTTCTCCGCCAATACGGTGGTGACCACTTCAGCAACCATCCAGCGTTCAGGCGGATCGGTCTGGGTACCTAAGGCGGGTGATTAATGAAACTGACTCTCGATGCACTTAAACAGGCCGGGGCATTCACCGGCCGCCCGGTAGAAAAGCAGATCACCTGGCGCCAGGGCGAGGAGGAGTTCAGCGCTACTGTCTTTGTTCGCCCGCTGGGCTATCACTCGGCGATGACGGATGTGATGGCGGCAAACGGGCGCGTGGATGGCGTGGCAGGACGGATCGCCGCGTCCGTCTGCGATGAGAACGGGAAACCGGTATTCACCCCGGCGGACATTACCGGCGAGGCGGACCCGGAACGCGGTGCGCTGGATGGTGCGCTCACTATCGCTCTGCTGTTAGCCATCCAGGAGGTTAACGATCTGGGAAAGATGAACTCAGCGCCGACGATGAATTCTGGTGCGAACTCGTCCTGAATGGTATAGGCGGGCATACCATCGCCCAAGCTCAGGAAGTTCTCAGTTTCAGGGAATTTCAGATATGGGTGAAATACCGTGAGCGTTACGGGAGCCTCAATCCGATGCTTCGCACGGAATGGGCTGGCGGGATGATCTCCAGCACTATCGCCAACGTGAACCGTGGTAAAGACGCACCGCCTTTCAGCGTCACTGATTTCACCCTTCACTTTACCAAAACAACGGCCACCACAGACCTCGTCACGCTTGATGAGGCTAAGCGGACCTGGTTTTAAACACTCACGGAGACGGTATGGCAGCCAGATCACTTGGAACCCTGACTATTGACCTGATTGCCAATATCGGGGGCTTCGCGGCGGGCCTTAACCGGGCGGAGCGGCAGTCTCAAAAATGGCGCCGTCAGGTACAGGAGGATGTCCGTCTTGCCGGTGCCGCACTGGGGTCGATGGCAACCATCGCGGCCGCAGCAGCGGTATCTGCAGGCGTGGCAGGTATTAACCTGTTAAAAACCACATCAAAGCAGATCGCTGAAACTGACAGGCTCGCCAAATCCCTGCGTATGTCCACACAGGACTTACTGGCCTGGCAGTTCGCCTCCCAGAAAGCTGGCGTGTCAGGCGAACAAATGGCCGACATCTTCAAGGATATCGGCGACAAGATTGGTGATGCGGTTCTTAACCAGTCGGGTGAGGCCGTCGATGCGCTGAATGCTCTCGGCCTGTCAGCGAAGAAGTTGTCCACGGAAACGCCCGACCGACAACTGCTGGCAATCGCCGGGGCGCTGGAAAAGGTAGGTACTAACGCCGAAAAGATCACCATACTCGAAAGCCTGGGCAACGACCTCTCAAAACTGTTGCCGCTTTTCGATAACAACAGCCAGAAGCTTCAGCAGTTTCTTAAGTTGTCACGGCAATACGGCGTAGCGCCGGATCCCCAGTCCATTGATGATCTGGTCAAAGTAAACTCACTTTTTGAGGATATGGAGACCCAGGCGCAGGGATTAAAACTCGAAATAGCAACAGGTCTGGCGCGTGTGGACCTTTCACCCTTACAGGCCGGACTGAGTGATTTGCGGGCAGTATTCACCGATCCTAAAGTCCTTCAGGGCCTGGCAGATATGGTAGGAGGAATTGCTTCCCTTGTCGGCTGGCTGGGCAAAGCCGCGTCATCGCTGGGCAGCCTTATTGATAATTATCAGGGCGGGCAAAAATTATCCGCGAACGCCTCGTTGTTTGAAGTTGAACGGCGGATCAGAAACCTTGAAGCCGATCTGAATGACGAAGGTTTCCTGGCGGGTGTTAATCGCCTCGGCATGGATACGGAAGGGAAGCAGAAGGAGCTGAACGAACTACTGGCGCAACGTACGCGCCTAAAGTCGATTGCTGCAGCGGCGCCTGTTATTTCCTCCGCAACATCTCCTGTTACCGCCTCAGGTAATTACACCCTCGCGCCAGGCGAGTCCAACGGAAAAGTGACCCCTGACACGGGTGCCAAAAAGCTGGAAAGTGCCTTCAAATCCATGGAGCTGGGCTACCTGCGCCAGATTGCACTGATCGACACCACCGGCCAGAAAACAGCAGAGGTGACCGAGCAGCAGAAACTTCAGTTTGATCTGGCGGAGGGAAAGCTCACCGATATTAACGACGCCCAAAAAGTCCGGCTGCAGCAGCTGGCTCAGGAAGTGGACCGTCTGAATCAGCTTAAAAAAGCCAATGAAGAAAACGCGAAAGTGGCGGCGTTCATCGCAGGCCTGCAGGCGCAGAACGATAATGCCCGCGCGGATTTGAGCGTGGATATTCAGGGGGCCGGAATCGGCAATAAACAGCGTGAACGGCTCAGGGAACGACTGGGTATCGAGCGAGACTATCTCGACCAGCAGCGGGAGCTTCAAAAGCAGTATCAGGCTGGTGATATCAGCCTGACGGTTTATGACCGGGAAACGCAGGCTTTAAAGGATGCGCAGGCTGAAAGGCTGGAAATCCAGGAGGATTACTACAAACAAATTGATGCGCTACAGGCTGACTGGATAACCGGTGCGCGGGACGGCCTTGCCGACTGGGTTGATGATTCCACGAACTATGCAGCGCTGGCGGCCGACGCCATGCAAAGCGCGCTATCAGGTATCAGCAGCAACATCGTTGACATGCTCAACGGCAACAAAGCGAGCTGGAAAGACTGGGGCATCAGTGTCATGAAAGTCATTGAACAGGTAATGGTGAACATGATGATCGCCAACGCGGCCAGCTCCATTGGTTCGCTGTTTGGCGGCGCTGCCTCGTCTTCCGCAGGCAGCGGCACCGCGCTTCAGTCATACGGGGCAAATCTGCAGTTCAACGCCAAAGGTGGTGTTTACTCTTCAGCAGATCTCAGCCAGTACAGTAATTCTGTCGTGAGTTCCCCCACAATGTTTGCGTTTGCCAAAGGTGCCGGACTGATGGGGGAGGCTGGGCCGGAAGCCATCATGCCGCTTACCCGCGCAGCCGATGGTTCCCTGGGCGTACGTGCTGTCGGAAATGGCGGCATTACGCCGGGCGGCGGTGGCGCGCCGCAGGTCAATATCCATATTGATGGCAACGGCAACACCCAGACTCAGGCGAGCGGGGGTTATGAGCAGTTCGGGCGTGAAGTGGGCAACTTTGTCGATCGGCGTTACCGCGAGCTGATTAGCCGTGATATGTCCCCAGGTGGCGCGCTCTGGAATCTGGCAAAAGGAGGTCGCTGATGGCTCTTGAAACGTTCAGCTGGTGTCCACGAATCAATGCGGAACAGGAGGTAAATTTTCGCCGTCGTACCGCGCAGTTTGGTGACGGGTACCAGCAGGTGTCCGGGGACGGGATTAATCCCCGGTCGCAAAAGTGGAATCTTCAGTTCACCGGTACCGAAGCGTACATCGCGGCGATTAAAGCCTTTCTCGATCGCCATCAGGGTGTGAAGGCATTTCAGTGGCACCCGCCACTTGAGCCAGTGGGGTTATATCGTTGCGACACCTACACTCCGACTTCGCTGGGCGCCGGACTCTTCAACCTTTCCGCAACTTTTGAGCAGGCTTATAAACCATGAGCTTAAACAGTGATTACCAGAAACTTGAGCCGGGCAATGAGGTCCGGCTTTTTTCTGTAGATGGCACGGCGTTCGGCACCGGAGAAGTGCTGCGTTTCCACAGCTACAACGTTCCGCATACAGAAGCAGAGATTGTGACCGCTGGTGGTGATGAATCGAAACTACCCGCCAAAAGCATCTGGTGGCAGGGGCAGGAATACAAAGCATGGCCGTGCCAGATTGACGGGGTCGAAGCGTCAACCAGCGGCAGCAGCGCACAACCGAAATTATCGGTCGCTAACCTGGACGGCTCTGTCACCGCACTATGCCTGGCGTATGACGACCTGCTTCAGGCTAAAGTGACGATTCACGACACACTGGCCCAGTACCTTGATGCACGTAATTTCGCCGGAGGAAACCCGGCGGCAGACGCCACGCAGGAAAAGCTGCAGGTCTGGTATATCGACGCAAAAACGTCTGAAACAAACGAAGTGGTGGAGTTCGCGTTATCCAGCCCGATGGATCTGCAGGGCCTGATGATACCGACACGCCAGCTCCATTCTCTTTGCACCTGGTGCATTCGTAATAAATACCGTACTGGTGATGGTTGCGATTACGCCGGGTCCCGCTATTTCGATAAAAACAACAATCTGGTCAGTGATCCTTCTCTGGACGAATGCAACGGCACTCTTTCTGCCTGCAAGCTTCGGTTCGGTGAAAATAACGAACTCTCATTCGGCGGTTTCCCGGGCACCTCATTGATCAGGAGTTAACATGCGTAAAAAGACCGTCACGGCCATCATGGCGCACGCTGCGGAAGAGTATCCGCGCGAGTGCTGCGGCGTGGTAGCGCAGAAGAGCCGGGTAGAGCGGTATTTCCCCTGCCGCAATCTGGCCTCTACTCCAGAGGACAACTTTGTCCTTTGCCCCGAGGACTACGCCGCCGCCGAAGAATGGGGCCCGGTGACCGCTATCGTACACAGCCACCCCGATGCAACCACCCAGCCTAGCGAAACGGATAAAGCCCAGTGTGACATCAACGGGCTACCATGGCACATCGTCAGCTGGCCGGAAGGTGATGTACGGACCATCATGCCCCGGGGAGAGATCCCACTCATTGAGCGGCCTTTCGTCCTGGGCGTGTACGATTGCTGGGGGCTGGTGATGAGCTATTTCCGGCAGACGCACGGGATCGAGCTGCATGACTATCGGGTAAATTATCCCTGGTGGGAAGACGAGTACCCGGATAATTTCTATCAGGAATGCTGGTACGAATGCGGGTTCCGTGAGTTCGACGGCGCGCCGCAGCCAGGTGATATGGTGATCATGCAGGTTCAGGCCAATAAGTGGAATCACGCGGGGATTCTGCTGGAAGGCAATATGCTGCTGCACCATCTTTACGGACACCTGAGCCAACGCGTGCCATATGGCGGCTACTGGCAGGAGCGGACGATGAAGGTTCTACGATATAAGGACCTGTGCTAACCTTTTGTAAAACCAAAGGGGATAGGGACATGAAAAAAGCATTAGTAGCCTTTTCTTTGTTAATCATAGCTGGTTGTTCGAGCATGCAGGATCTCAGGAAGGAGCCAGCGTCAAATTCTTATCAGTCGAAGAAACAAATTGACGCGGTGGCTGAATGCATTCTCGGTGGCTGGCAAGAAGAAAGCCCAAAATATGGAAGCGTTTTTATTCAGCCTTATGACGGTGGTAAAACTGTTTTTACACAGTCTCAACTTGAGATGGTTGATTTAATATCGGATGGCAAAATTACCAAGATAGAATTTCGTCATCAAGGTGGCCTATTCGCTTATCGAATCAACAGCCGGATTAAAGTAATAGAACGCTGTATCTAACCAAGAGTTAACCCGCTTTGGCGGGTTTTTTTATGGTGAGAGTATGAAAG